TTGAATGTTAACCCTAACACTTTATCAATTCCTTTATTACAATCTAAGCACGAGCTTGCAGTGAACGCACAGCAGTTATTACAGTTCTTTGCCACAATTCAGAAAACAATGGAAGAGGCAAAAATTGAGATTGCGACCATGACAGAGGAAGATGCACCGGTTTTACAGCTGTTACATGAGATTGATTCGAGAAAAGGAATCAAGGCAGCAGTTGAAACAAGACTTGCTGATCTTTCCACTGATACTGATATTAATCAGGAATCAGAAGCAGTAGAAGAAACCGAAGAACCAGCAGAACAGCCGGAAGGTGGCGAGGAGAATGACGTATAACTATTTTCCAGATGAGATCAATACAAATGATGTTATGAAGATGCGGTTCGAATTGGCGGATACTGATGTATCAAAGGATGAAATGTCAGCTGCACTTTCCGATGAAGAGATCACAGCTGTATTAGAGCAGTATCCAGACAATTTTAAGATGGCAAAACTGAAATTGCTAGAACATATGATGTTCAAATACGGACAGGACGTAGACAACAGTGTTGGTCCTGTCTCTTTTAATTTTGGTAATCGAATGAATTTCTGGAAACAGCTTTATGATGATCTGAAAAAAGAAATTGCATCTTCCAGTGTTGGAATCAAGCCGTATGAGAATGAAAAACGAGAGTATTTTTACGTTGGTATGATGAATCATCCGGGAGGTGGACGCTTTTGAAAATGACATCAATCGGTAGACCATATCAATATATGCAGTCTTTCCGTGTTTACTGGCAGGATACAGAAGTCATGGACGATGGCATGGTTGTAAAGGGCGATGAAAAAGAAGCCCCTGATGCGATCATAGACGGTATACTAGCCGAAGCGGATATGAAGACAATGGAAATCTGGAAACAAAACCAGACTCCGATCAGTCATACGATTGTGTCTTACCATCCAGTGGTTAAGCTAAGTAAGAACGATGTGTTACTGCTTGGCGATGATCCGTGCCATGATCGTAAGTTTATCGTGAAGGGTACAAAAGATCCAGCTGGAACAGGGCAGTTTTCCATCTATTATGTATTAGAAAGAAGTGATACAGATGGGCGTAGAAGCTGAATTTCAAGCATGTGCAAAGAATCTTGATGAAAGTATCAAAAGAGAGATGATGCGAAAGGGTGCAATGGCAACAAACACCCTTAGAAATATTGAGATCGAAGTATTGTCGAAAGGCGGTTCTGGAAAGAAATACAAACGGCTTCCGAATAGATCATCCGCACCGGGAGAAACACCAGCACCACAGTCTGGAAAGTTACGTCAGGACTGGGATGATCAAACTCTGATTGAAGGAGATCAAGTTATAAGCCGGATAAAAAGTAATTCAAAACACGCTGAATGGCTGGAAGATGGTACAAAAAAGATGGCAAAACGACCATTTATTGCTCCGATAAAGAAAAAAGCAGAGCCGGAGATTGTAAAGATCTTCGGCTCAGATTTTGAGGTAACTCTATGAAAGAAATAATTTTCAAGTATTTAAAAAGCCTGAATATTAACGGATTGTCTGTATTCAAAAATGGACCAGCAATCTTTTTAGATCAGGCACCAGATGATTCTGATTCAAGGTGGAATGGTTCGCAGTATGGACGTATTATCTATGGGCTGAATCTGAAAGATGATTCAGAGCGTAAGGTTTCTGGAACGATGGAGATTGCGATAGCGTATCTGTTTAATAATCAAGGATATAAGAACTTGCTTGAAGCGAAGAAGATCCTGAAAAAAGCGTTTGAAGGAGTTTTCTTGACCGATGAAGATACAACGATTTCTCTTGTCTGGAGAAAGTCAGAATCATTTCAGGAAGCAATCGAAGGGCAAATGGATGTAGAAGTATGTGGATCAGTGTTGACATTCGATGCATATGCTTTTCCAAAACATTCATACCTTCCGCTGGATGCAGTCGGTTCTTTGGCAAAACACATTGATGAGAACTGGAACGTGACAGTGATCAATAACACGGAACTTGACGAAATCTGGAAGCCGGATGATGAAGAAGTGGTTGTTTATACTAGACTGGATTCTATGCAGCCAGGAACGTTCCCATCGACATATGCTTGTACATGGTTTACAAACAACATCAAGGTACATGTGATCTCCGGATCGGATGTAAATGCTGATCAGTTTGTTATGAACTTGCTGCAAGATTTACAGGAAAGAGAGCGGTTCGTTATGTATGATGGATCGCCGTTTTTTGTAAATCAGCTGGCATACAGCACGAAACTTGATCCATTAAAAGATGGACAGGTAACGGTAAGAGGTCAGTACGGAAAGCTACGAGATGTTGAAACAGTCGATGAATTAAAGACAATTACGATAAGTTAGGAGGAAACAATGGCAGAAAAGAAAGACGAAACAAAAACAGTGCCAGAAGTTACTTATACTGTGGATGAATATGCAGAAAATCCACAGGTGTTAGGAGTATCACAAGATATTATCCGAACGGCATTTGCAAGGGCAGGTGTTAAAGAAGCAACGCAGAGTACAGCGAAGAAACTTGTAGATACATTTAAGAAGAAGGAGGTATAAGAACTTGTCCGGATTATTTTTAAAAGGCGAGAAAAAGGAAAGAGCTGGAGTTTATCGCAGACATGAGCAGATCACAAATAATGGTGTAGCATCCGCAATGAACGGAGTTTTCTGTATTCCGGTTCATGCAGATTTTGGTCCAGTTGGAGAGATTCAGAAGATCACATCAAAGAGTGATCTTCTTTCACTTTATATGGAGAGTGGAACGATCGATGCAGCGGTAAAACTGTTTGATGCAGGTGCTAACACGGTATATCTTTACCGTCTTGGAACTGGTGGTAAAGAAGGAAGCCTGTCCTTACAGACAACCACAGCCACAAATGCAGTTACATTAAAGACAAAATATCCAACCGCTTTGAAATTCTCCGTAACTGTAAAACAGAAATTAGGAGATGAAACGACAAAAGAGTGTTCCGTTTACAATGGGGCAACACTTGTTGAGAAAGTAAGCTTTATCGCTGGTGCGGATGTAAATGAGGCTGCAAATCTGGTGGAAGCAATGAAAGACAGCAAGTATTTATCCGCAGAACTTGTTTCTGGAGCATCCGGGATCATGCAGACGGTTGCACAGCAGGCTTTGGCTGGTGGATCAGCACCGGCAGTCACAACAGAAGATTACAGCAATGCGTTTAATGCATTCGAAACTTATGCTTGGAATGTACTGGTGCTTGATACAGTCGAAGAAGATGTTAAAGCATTAGCGAAGACATACATGGAAAGAATCCATTCAAACGGTGCATTGGGTGTTTGCGTACTTGGAGAAGCGGCAGGAAAGTCACTTGCTACAAGAAAAACGAATGCAAAATCCTATAATGCACCATATTTTATTTACTGCGGTAGCGGATATTATAATACTGCCGGAGATAGGGTGGAAGGATATCTTGCTGCAGCAGTTCAGGCAGGTGTGATTGGATGCAAAGATTCAAGTACATCAATTGTACATACAGAGATTCCAGATGCGGAGTCATGCATTGAACAGCTGACGAATGAACAATATGTCGATGCGATCAAATCTGGATTGCTTCTTTTGTCAGAAGGACAGGAAGGACAGGTCTGGTTTGATTCAGGAGTGAACACATATACAGTTCTGGATGAGGACGATGACGAAGGATGGAAGAAGATCAAACGTACAGCTGTCCGTTATGAAGCTTTTGACCGTATCAATCGTACATTAGAACCATTGATCGGTAAGATCAGCAACAATGCAGCAGGCGTTGATAATGTAATTCAGGAAGCTAAAAAAGTACTGGCTGAAATGAACAGAGAAGGAAAGATCTTAGATACCTACGAATTTTATGAGGATACAGAAAATCCACATGCAGCTGATTATGCATACTTTATTATCCGCATTGATGACGTTGACAGCATGGAAAAGATCTACTTAACATATCAGTTCCAGTATATCGCACAGTAGGAGGTGTTATATAGATGAGTGGAAAAGGTTTTGATACTAGAAAGCTGATGACAGGAAAAGACGGAAAGCTTTTTATTACACTGGATGGAGTCTCCATCTGGTTTGCATCCGTGGAAGAGTTTACAATCGGAATGAATTTTTCAAACGTAGATTTCCATCCGGCAGGAGATGTACAGACATATGGAGTTCCAGACAGTGTTAAATTTACAGCATCGTTCACTGAAGCTGTAGTAAGAGATGATCTGACGATCGTACCAATGCTGGAAGCGATTAAAAATGGGAAAATTCCTACATTCAGTTTACAGGGCGGTGTTACAGAACCACTTGCTGGTGGCGAAAGTAAATATCTGTTAGATGAATGTATTCCTGATGGAGATACAAACATTCTGGAAGTAAAACCGGGAGAAATCATCAAGAGACAGTGCCAGTTTATTGTTAACAGTGTACCAGATTGTATTAAATCATTGGCAGCATAAAGAAAGGATAAGAAAATGGCAGAGAAGAAAACAAATATCAATGTAACAGAAGAAAATGAAATGGATCTTATCACTGGTCTGTTAAAGGCAGCAGAGTATAAGACAGAGGTAAGCCAGACATTAAATATTCAAAGAAACGGACAGAAATTGTTTAAATTCGATATTCGCCCATTATCTTTTGATGAAATCACTGATTGCAGAAAGAGAGCAACAACTTATATGCCGAATCCGGGTGGAGCATCACTTCCATTAATTGAGAAAAGCGTAAGCAATGCAGATTACATGGCATGGCAGATTTACATTGCAACAGTTCCGGAAAGTGATGGAACAAAATTCTGGGATAATCCAGCATTAAAAGAAGGACTGAACAAAGCTGGTCACATGGTTATGACACAGGCAGAGATCATTAAGGAAATTCTTACAGCTGGAGAACTTGAAGCAGTCAGCGACAAGATCGAAGAGTTATCCGGCAGTGGTACAAATGTCATTGATTATGCAAAAAACTAATTAAGTCCAGTCCGTTAGCTTCTCTGCTTGCAGAAAATTATTTACGGACTGGAATGTTGCCATCAAAAGCCCTTGATCTCCCAGAAGGAGAGAGGGCTTTTATCTTTGCAGCACTTATAACAGCTATGGAAGGAGGCGATGCATAAATGGCAAACAAAGAAATTGTGATCGATGTTGTATCGGAATATTCCGACCATGCGTCTTCTGGCCTACAGCAAACAGGGAAGAATGCAGAGAAAGCATCACGAGAGATGGACAAGCTTGGAAAGAAGCGTGCAAAG